TACCATTATAGTATGTGTCACTAATAAGTACCTCTCTGTCGAACTGTTCCTTTGCTTCTAGATAACTGAGCATTCCTCTACTCCTACAATAATGTAGGATTACTCTGGTGAATTTATCTTCACCGAGTTCCTTGACATCAGCGTTCAAGTAATCAGAAGAACCCCAATAGGTTTTCCAATCACTTTCTTTTGTTGAACGCCTCTTGTTCTTTTTTCCTTTTAATGGGGGTTTCGTAACCTTGAAACGTGCTAGTTTCTTACCAACATACATCTTACCATTAGTAAGATTAGTTATCAAGTATACGAACCCTTCACACTCTTCTGGCAGTTCTTCAACAGGCCTGCCATCAAAAGTCCAGTTTACCATTTAATAGTCTTCGTCTTCTGGTTCATCAAACAATTCATCCTGTTCTTCCTTGTTCAATTTATCAGAACAAAAGGGACAATAGGTTACACTATAATTCCATTCGTCCATGTTATGTGCTATACGAAAAACTGCATCACACCCATCACATAGAATTTCTTTTCTACTCATAGTTATACCTGTCCCTTGTTATCATTATGCAGCGTAGACATCATCCCACTTGCCTGTTAATCCAGCAACCTCATATTCAGTCACTTTATTCTCAAAGAAGTTGGTATGGTCTGCGCCATTCAGCACCCACTCCAACCACGGCAGAGGATTTTCTTTTACTTTGTAGTTTCCTTTGAGTCCAAGTTGAAGAAGCCTTCTGTCAGTAATGTATCTAACATACTGTTTGACTTCCTTTTCACCTAGTCCCTCAATGTCACCAAGCTTGTACGCCAAGTCAATAAACCTGTCTTCCAACTTAACAGCGTTCCTTGCCATCTCATATATATGTCCCTTGAATTCATCGTCTACGATACGGGGGTGTTCTGCACAATATGCCTTGAATAGTTTTGCATTACCTTCAACATGGATAGATTCATCACGAATACTCCACTCAACAACCTTACCCATACCTTTCATCTTACCATAACGCTGAAAGTTTAACAGCATTACGAATGATGCGAACAAGGCGACACCTTCATTCATTACTGACTTTGCAAGACACAATCCAAGTCCACGAACTGTATTCGGGTCACTGTCCATCATAAATTCAATCTTGTCAGCCATCTCTGTGTATTCCAAGAAAGCATGATACTCTGCGTCTGACAATCCAAGTGTTTCATTAAGTAGTGCATATGCACGTTGATGAATACCTTCCCTAGTTGCAAAAGAACCAAGCATGTTCCGTACTTCGTTGTTCTTAAACTTAGGAATAAATTGGTCGTAGTAGTTCTGTCCTACTGCAACATCTGACTGTGTGAATAGTCTAAGGATGTTTGTGACGTATTCCTTCTCGACTGCATTAACCTTACCAGATTTCCAATCAGCAACATCTTCAGACAAGTCAAGTTCATCTTCAATCCAATGGACTTTCTCATGTCTTGTTGTGATTTCAACTGCCCAAGGGTAGTGAAATGGTTTGTAAGCTTCTGAGAACTCCAACAACCCTCCACCTTTCTTCTTTACAAATGTATCTGCAATGGCAATAAACTGGTCATAAGTACCAATCAGTTTATCATCAATGAAGATTTGTGGTACTGAACGAGCGTTAGGTACACGTTGATAAAATGCAAGGCGCTCCTCTTCGTTGTCCATCTTGACTTCTGTATAGTCATACCCATGTGAATCAAACCATTGCTTGGCCTTCTCACAGAATGGGCAATGCGACTTACTATAAATTTCTACTTTCATTTCTTTATCCTTTATTAATCAGCCCTCACAGGCCACACACGAATCTTGATCTACATCAGCAGATGATGGACTCGCAAAATCTTGTAATGCATCACGAGCAACTTTCAATGATACATTTTCTGCCTTTTGTGAACTTTCTGTTCTTAGGTAGTACAGACCCTTAGTTCCTAACTTCCATGCAGCAAAGTGACTTCTATGTAAGTCTTTCTTGTCTGCGCCTGATGGGAAGAATAGGTTTAATGATTGTCCTTGACAAAGATACTCTTGTCTATCTGCGGCCTGTTCCACTAACACCATCTGATCAATCTCAATTGCTGTTTTGAAAACATCTTTAACCTTTTGTGACAAAAACTCAAGATGTTGGACTGAACCACCATGAGTAATAATATCTGACCAAACTTCGTCTTGGTTCCTACCAATCCTTCTTAGTTCTTGTTCTAAGTACTTGTTCTGCACTAAGTGAGAACCAGCGCGTGTACGATGCGTATATGCATTCGCCTTTGATGGTTCAATAGATGGAGAAGTTCCTACAATGATACTAGAGTTTGCATTAGGAGCAATCGCAAGTAGATGTGCATTACGTCTACCAGTACCTCTCATATCAGGAGCCTCACCCTTCTCTGAACCTATGTTAACAGTTTCCTTGACTGCGCTGTCTTTGATATACTGGAACACCTCACGATTCAGTTCTCTTGCTTCTAGTGAATCAAAAGGAACTCTCTTCTTATGTAAGAGTGAATGCCAACCCATTGCACCTAGTCCAAGACTACGTTCTTGAGTTGCAGAATATCTTGCACGACTAATCTCATCACCAGCATTGTCAATAAAGAATTGCAATACATTGTCTAAGAATCGAATGAGGTCTGCAACAAGATTTGAATCTTTCCACTCATCATATTTCTCTAAGTTAAGAGAAGATAAACAACACACGGCAGTCCTGTCTTCTGATGTAGGAAGATGTATTTCATTGCACAAGTTAGAACCATGAATCTTCAATCCCTTGGCTCTCATCGTATGCGGTAACGCACGATTAGCTGTATCAATGAAGTTAAGGTATGGTTCACCTGTACGATAACGCACTTCCAAAATCTGTTGCCACAAACTTCTGGCAGGCATACTTTCACGAACAGTATCTTCATGTGGGTCTTTAAAGTCCCATATCTCATTTCGTTCTACTGCTCGCATGAAGTTATCTGTGATATTGATTGCATGGTGCAAATTTAAGTTCTTACGATTGACATCACCTGTAGGTACTCGCATGTTAAGGAACTCTATCAGGTCGGGGTGTGAGACATCCATATACGCCGCGTAAGAACCTTTACGAGTTCTACCCTGTCGATATGCCGTCATATCTGCGTCTACAGTATGTAAAAACGGCATTGGGCCGGGGGCCTTGTCAGAGATGGCACGAATGTCACTCCAATGTCCACCAACACCACCACCCTTAACAGACAACCATCGTAACTCTGCTGAGTGGTCGATTAGTCCTTCAAGTGAATCAGGTACATAAGTTAAGAAACATGAGATTGGTAACGCCTTTGCTTTAGTGCCAGGCATAGGAGCGTTTGATAATACTGGGGATGCAAACATGAAGTGACCTTTAGACACTGCATCATAGATACGTTGTGCAAGGTCTAAGTCGCCATTACAATATGCAACTGACGCCCGTGCATATGCTTGTTGGGGTGATGCTTCTTGTTCTGTACAATAATAATCTTTTAGAAGTTTATACGCTTGTTCACTTAAATCCTTATCTCTTGTTTTATCTATTCTTATACCAAGGTGGTCATGACCATTGTCTACCTCAGTCTTTGGGAAGGGTAGTATAACTTCTGCAAGACTTTTCATTTTTTGTAATTCTCCATTTATCTAATTTGTACGTTTCCATGAACTGAAAACAGTTTGTGCTTTTAACCCCTGATGGGAGTTACTATGTATAATACCTAAAATCTCGCCTGACGTTTTACCAGAGAGAATCATATCGTTTATGTCCTTTTCTTTTATCGTACTTGGCCACAAACATACCTTATATCCCTCTTCTATAAACTTTTCAATTTGTTTACAAATCTCTGGATTTCTAGGTTCGTTGTCTGGTACAAGTACTGCTTTATTTTTGAACTGAGGTACACGCAAGTCACTCTGCGCGACTGCAACAGAGTTTTCTAGGAACATAGAATCAAATGGCCCTTCAGTAACATAGATGGTACTGTTAGGGTCAACCTTATTCATCCCAAAGATTTTGGGATATTCTGTGTCCAGAATGATTGTAATGTACTTCTGCTTTTCGTCACCAAATGATCTACCTTGAAAGGCAAATATTTGTCCGTTCTCCTTACGAAAGGGGATAATCATTCTAGGATGATCTCCGTCCAATACAGGGAACTTATTGTGGACTTGGGTGTTGACGAACTCATAAAACTTAGGACTGAAATATATATCATTCCAAGCATCTCTAGGCAGTGATCTTTCCTCTAAAAACGCAATAGCTGGATGATTATTTTTCAATTCTGCAAAAGTTTTTAAATCACCTAATCTAGATTTAAATTTAGGTGCTGTAAAATCAAATACAGGTTTGGGTGTCTTGTAT